AGTTAATAATATCCTAGATACTAAAAATCATACTCCTTGGAGCATGATTTAGCAAATAGAATGTTTTAATTTTAGTTCATTAGGCTACCTCTTGTTTTTGATTTACAAACATTGACTTAGTTGGTCTTTTAAAAAAATAGAATGTGCCATCAAAGTCTTTTGGCTTTTGTATTTTTGCATCAAACTGTAATACATCGCCTACATTTATTGTCACTTCTCTCATAACATCTTCTTGTAAATGATCGTTGTAAACAGGCTGTTTGATAGTGGGGATTGAGCCATACACCTTTTGACCAGTCTCAAGTAAAAAGATGCCTTTCTGCACATAACCCCATTCAGTCATATACTCTTTTTCATGCACAAGCTCACCAATAATGGTAATTCTTTTTTCTGTATCAAGCTCAGGAACATTAGCTACCTTTTGCAGATCATCAAACTTTCTGCATGACTGAGCTATAAAATAACCCCACATAAGAGTGTGATAGTTTATTTGTATCTTGGCACTAATTTCTTTTGCTTTTGCAATTCTTTTTTCTTTTTCAGCCTTGAGAAGTGCAAGCTCCTCTTTGCTCTTTCTTTCAATGTCTAATGTATTGGCATCAAAAACCCATGATGTGTCTACTAAAGGCATGTTGGTTTTATTGGCATAAGCTCTAGCTTTTTTTTGAGCCTTTGTAGGGTCAATGCTTAAGTTTTGTATATGGTAGCTTGACTCGTGCATGTTACCCCAACCATCCATATATTTATAGAAAGCTCTAAGAGTAAACATCTTGGTGCCTTCACCCATTGCTATCCTTAATTGTTCTCTACTCTTTGACACTACGCTACCTCCTGTTCTTTTAAAAATTCATAATGCTTTTTTAAGAAGTAAACAGAAGCATGTGCTTTCTCAAAATTATTATAAAAGATACGCTTGGTATTATCATGTCGAGGATAGTCAGCTAAACCATCGTCATGATAAAGGTCATATTCTTCTAACATATTTAAGTAGCTAGTAGCAGGGTACATAGGTTGGTCACCATCCATTGATTGATACAACTCCATGCCTGTCATCTCATTAGGAAGTTTGATGCTGTACATAGGCTTTGGATATGCAGACTTTTCACCATCTTCGTAATTGTAAGCATTGGCTACAACCTCTAACTCAAGGTTCATAACCTCATCCCACTCAGGTGAATATTTTTCTAAATGTTTTAATGATTTCATTTTTTCTCCTTTTTTATTATTAAATAAACTTTCCATATACTTAATATACACAAATTTAGACAAATGTACAACTATTTACACACTTTATTTCATTTATTTTAGACCAAAAAAAAGGGCTCTTTCGAGCCCTTTAAGTAATAGTTGAGTAATAAACGCTATTACGAATCGTTCAATTAAGCTCCTGCTGAACCATAGATACCACGCCAGTTTGAAAAACCGAAGCTGTATCTTTCTCTAGCTTTGTAACGAATGTTACCAGTAGAGAAATCAGGTTCCATGTTAGTCTCCATGCCAGTTCTTTGGAACATTTTTAGACCCTCGCCTTGATCTGTAACAGATGTAAGCAAGAAGAAAGCATCAGGATCAGTTAAATAATGATTAACTGTATAGCCACCGGGTAACACACCTGTGTTTTTGATAGCGTTTACATCATTATCTGCTGTACCTGATCTTAGAGTGCTGTTCAATATTCTGTCAGCAACAAAAACTAATTGTGGTGGAACCACAAGTTTTGAAGCATTAACAGAGATTGTTAGACCTCTATCGTCTGTAAATGTTGAGATATCAATAAGTGCATCTTCCAATGAAGTTTCATTGAGGTCAGCCATGGATGTAGCTCTATTCGCTGCTGTTCCACCACCTGCGAGGGGGTGAGCAGTTGCGATTAAAGGTTGTCCATCACCACCAGTAAAACTGGTAGAAAATGCGTTATTAAGTACATTGGCACCTTTCACTTCTTTGGTGTTAGCCATTGATCGTGCTAGTGCTTTTGTATATCTTTTTCCTAAAGAATCGTAAAGGTTATCTTCAACTGCTTCTTCTGTTAATGCAAAAGCTAACGCAATCGTGTCATGCGTATATCTTGCTGTATAACTTTCAGAAGAATTGTCGAAAACAACTCCTTGACCTTCAGACTTAGTTGGTGCTGAACCAAAGCCCATAATTAATACTTCTTCTTCGAAAGCCTTTTGAGAGTCTTCGATTGAAAAAATTTCAGTATATTCTTGTTGGTACTGATCGTACTCAAGTCCAAATAAACTGTTTAAACCGGGTTCCAGTTCCTTCGCTAATTGTGCTCTTGAAATTGCCATAATTTATATCCTTATGCTAAACCTGCACTTTTCTGTCCACATATATGATTTTGAATCACACATAGAACATTGGTGTCAGTCGAACCTACATCCGAGTTATCAGGGTCTTGAGAGATATCTAACACTTTCAGTGGTAGTGTAGCAGTGGTGTTACCAGTACTAACTGCACATTCAGTATTTGATCTTCCAGACTTAGTATCGCCTACAGGTGATCCATCAACAATGTCGAAATTTCCGAAGATGTCTGCAACTGGAAAAGCTGCGTTACATTGTACTTCGAAAACAACATTAGGATGATCTATCACATTAGCGATTATATCAGAGGAAGTAATACTTCCTGCGTAATGATTACTAAAAATCTGTTCGCCTTCAGAGTTTGTAAAGCTCACGCCATTAAAAACTCCTACGATGGGTACAGTTCCAGTAGCGGCATGTCTGCCCAATACACCTGCTGTAAGCTGTGTAACCAAGTCGCCTTGGAAAATTGGGGTAGTCGCACCACTAGCGATTCTGTATCTTGATTGTCCACCTGAATAAGGTGCACCACTCATCATACGAACAGGTTTTAGTCCAAATGGAGCATTTTTATTTGCCATAATTTAGTTTCCTGTTATTTGATTACTTTTTTGATCCAAAAGTAACCTGAGATTCTCGTTTAGAATCATACTTAACATAGCGATTGTCTTTGCCTGAATCATTAAACATAGTATTGTCTAACGCTTCATTGGCTTGACGAGTTCTACTTTCATAGTGTTCTCTTCTTTCTTTAACAGTCTCTATGGGCATTTTTGCTAAAACGAGTCCTTCGTTGTGTATTACGCCTGCCATCCTACCTTGTTCGATAGTAGGAAAATGCCAACCTTCAGGTAGCTCAGAACCTTGTACAAGTTCCCAACCTTCCCTCAGTCTATAACTCATGTTATTTGCATCTTCTTGACCTAAAGTTGCTTCTCTAATCCACCTGTATTCATAGCCTTCAGGTGGTGGAGGAGTTTCAAGTTTTCTGACTGGTCGCCATGGTTTTCTACGAGCTTCTTTATCGTGTGTCTCGGAATCACGAACATTTCTAGTCATATCCAGTTTCTTATCGTCTTTCATTAGATTACCTCTCTTTGTGAAATTTTTTGTTTCTCTTGGGCTACTCTTTTCAACCAGTCATCTTCTGACATGTTGTAAGGTTTTAACCCTCTGAGGCGATCTACTTCGGACTTAGAAAAAGTCACGCCTTTTTTCTTAGCTTGTGTTTTTTGCCGACTTCCTACGGAAGCAGATGCGACTCTTTGCACAGAGGGTCTATCATCTTTTGCTTCGGCTTTTTCATTATTATCCAATGTAGGATAAACTTTAAAAACTCTTTTGTTTAACTCATTGTAATAATCATCAGAGTCAGCTTCGTAACCCTCGTTGACTAAATTGAAATGAGTAAAATACGCAAACTGGGTTGCCTCAACACTTTCTTGTTTGGATTGATCTCCATACCAAGTATTTTTACTTGCCCAATCTAAAGCCTCTCTTGTAGGCTGTGGATCAGCTTGTTGTTGTGGTTGTTGGACTTGTTGCACTGGCTGTGCTTGTTGTGGCTCTTGTCTTCTGTTTTTAGCCATGCGTAATTTTTCTTTTTGTATAGAAAGATCACTTTTAAGAGTGTCTGCCTTAGACATAAGTTCTGCATCGCCTGATTCAACAGCTTTTTTGTACAATTCATTGGCTTGTTGTTCTTTAGCATCAATGGATTGTTCTTCTGCAATCAAAGTTTGTGCACCAAGTTCATTGGAATGAGTACGCAAAGCATTGATCTCTGCATCTTTTTGAGATGCTACTTGTTCGAGATACTGTGCTCTTTGTTCAGCTTCTTTTGCTCGTTGGGTTAGTTTATTAACTCTTTTAGAAACGCCTTTTGTATATTCATCTAATTCATCATCAGATTGAACGACTCCATCACTAATAGGTTCTTCAACTATTTGTATATCTAGTTCTTGGGATTCAACTTGTTCTGCATTATTTTCTATCATTTATAAACTCACTATATCATCAGGATTAGAAATTGTAGCAATTACTTCGTCATCGTTAATAATTCTTACTTCTTCACCATCATCTAATTTAAACCTAGCACCTGAATAACGACCAATCAATACCCATTGTTTCTCGTGACACCATGGTGCTCCATATTTTTCTCCACTATAGCAAAGAGGACCACATTTGACTACATAAGCGACAACTGTTGCCAGTTGTTCTTTATCTTGTGAGTCTTTTGTGAGAAGGATTCCTCCCTTTGTTACTCCCTTACCACGATAAGGAAGAACTAAGATTTTCCAACCTGTAGGTTGAGGCATACGCTCTAAAATAGAATCATCTAGCTTGCTTGGGTCTAAAACAACCTCATCAGGTTCTACATAAGCTGAAGATAATTCTACTGTTTTTTTAGTCATTGTGTACCTTAAAGTAATTTTTTATAAAATCTTGTATATAGTACAACGCTTCTAGTTGTCCTTGCAAGTATTTATGGTGTTCCATGTCATTTAAACCACCACCCATATAAGTCTCACTAATAGCTTCTATCTTAGAATCTATTTCTTTTTGTAGTTTTTCAAGAAATTGTAAATCCACTAATCTCTCATTTTGTAATCAAGACCTTGGGTAGCCGCTCCACCACCTCTGCATTTCATAACCTTAACTCCACCACCTTTTTCCATTTTGACAGTGCCACCATAACTTTTATATTGAACTTTTACGCCTTTTTTCTTGGCAGAGTTTTTAGCCATAGCTATACCTTTTGGGCTGTAATCGTAATGTTTTCCACCTACTTTTGGCATAATATTCTCCTATTTAGATTTTTTGGATTTTGTAATTTTTGTAACTTTTTTTACTGCTTTGACAGTTTTTTTAGCTACAGGCTTAGATTTTTTAACAGCTTTTTTTACAACAGGCTTTACTTCTTCTGTTATTTTTTCTGCTACTACTTCTTTAACTACAACAGGTTCAACATTAACAAAAACTTCACCGACATCAATTGCCATTTGTTTTTGTGCAATTCTTTCATCAGACAGTTTTTTTCTTTCTGCTAATAATTTTTCTTTAGCTAACCTTTCAGCTTCTTCGTTTGCTCTGTCAATTTTTTTTTGAGCTTGCAAATCTTTTATTTTGTCTTTTATATAAGATGTTGTCATATTAATTTCCTCTTAGTTTTGATTGTAACTCCATAAGTTTCAACTCTGCTTGTTGTTGCATCCTTTCTACTGCTAATTGGAGTTTATCATCAGCGATAGTTTTTTGCATGTCTAGGCGTTGTTGTTGCATTTGATTGTCAAGCACATTGGCTTGAGATTGTAATTGTTGTTTAGAATCAAATTGTTCTTGATCTATGTCTAACTCTTTATCTTTGAGTGCTAATTCTTGTTGTCTAATTTCTACCAGTGGATCGCCTTGATTGGTTTGACTAATAGATTCCATAAACTGATTAGTTAATTCTGCCAAAATAGGTGAGCTCATTTGATCTAACATCATTTGAATCTGTAATTGTATTTGCTGTGCTTCTTCAGGCGTAACTTGTTGCATTTGTGCTTGAACCTGTGCTATTTGTTCTTGCATTTCAGGTGGCATTTGCTGTTCAGCTATTTGAGATGCAAAGAATTGTAAATGTTGCATAACATGGCTAATAATTAATGATTGCAATTGTGGGTTCTCTTTAACCACTTGAGTTAAAAATAAACTTTGATGAGCTTGTACATGAGCTTCATGATTTTGTTCTGCAAACGCTTGTGCAGGTTGACCAAGTAATAATCCACTATTTTCTAAACCTGCATCTATAGGTTTTGGTGTGTTATCAGCAGGTGGTTGTAACAAAGCATCTACATTATCAACACCTAAAGCACTGTACATTCTGTAATAGGCTTCATAAATACCTGTAGGTCCATGTATCTCAGGGTTTGATTGAACCATTTGTAACAATTCTTGTGCCATCGTAATTCTTTGGCTTTGTGAAAATATGTTTGGATCAGAGACAGGTACTATGTCTATGCGATTGTCAAAATCAGTAATCTTTATTTCTCTTGATCCTGAACCAGTGTCGTATGGATATTCAGGTGGTAAATATTCTGCAAAGACTTTAGCTAAAAGATTAAATTCTAGTTTCTGTGCATAATGCAATCTTTTATGGATAGCACTCATAACCTTAGTTCCACGCTCTAATAACGCTACTGTGGTTCCTACAGGCATAGCTTGGTTCATATCACCAACATTCATATCACCAATAGAAGCAAATCTTTTGCCTGAATCTACTAATAAGCCAAGTAGTTGCATAAGAACATTGCTTGGTTCTTTAATAGGTAAAGGTATTAAGTTTTCTCGTAAAGAGCCACCTGTTGTATCAATGTCTCTAAATTCACCGGGTTGTAAAGGTTCAGCTTCATCACGAATACGCATGCCTCTAGCTTTAAAACCTGCAGGAAGATTAGCNAGTGTTCCTGCATCAATAAGTTGTCTAAGAATACTGGTAGTAGCTTTAGATATACCACCAATCATGTGTGATAGACCTAGCCCATAGAAGCCTAAACCGGGTAAAAACTTGTATTGTACAAAGTAATTAATTTTATTTTTGCTTGCATCATTTGGATTGTAATTTCTTCTAATTGCAAGTATTTGGTTAGATTGTTCGTCTACAGTGACAATGTATGGCAGTTTTAATCCTGTTGGCTCACCTGTTTCGTCTTTATCTTCAAAACCTTCTAAATCAAGAATGGTGTGTACTTCATAAATAGTTCTGTTGCGATCTTCTGTATAACTAGGAGAAGTACCTTCTATCTCATCAATTTCAGTGGTTATATCATCACGACTTTCATATGATTCTTCAGGTATTTCTACATCAATGTAAAAACCTGATAACTGTTGTTTTTTGATCTCGTTGCGTGACATGGTGATCGCATGTGTAATTCTTTCTGCTGTAGACATGTCAGGAGCTTCGTATGGAACAATAAGGTCTTCAGGAGGTATAAACTTAGACACTGCTCTTTGTAATACAAAATCAAAGTAAATTTTCTTAAAGCATGAGCCTGCAAGTGGTAGATAAAATAATAATTGATCTAATTCAGGATCGTAGTCTTTCATTACATTCATAATGTAATAATTCATAAATTCTTGTACTCTTTCAGCCTGTGACTCTGTTTCTACAGTTCTTTGACCAAGAATTTGTGTCTTGACTGGTCCTTTAGCAGGTAGTAACTCCTTGTAAGCCTGTGCTTGGAACTGAGTTGTTGCTTCTGCGAGGATTGGATGAATTACGCCTGATGATCCTTGAAATGGTTGAGAACGACTGTCATCAAACTTCATACCAAGGTATTTTAATCCGTCTGTGTAAGTTTTTTCCCATTCACTTCTTGATTCAAGATCGCCATTGATAGAATCAATAAGATTAGATGCTAATTTAGATAATTCTTTTTCATCTATAAATTCAGCTAGATTATCAAAAAAATCTTCTGTTTCGCCTTCCATACTAGCAAGTTCAGCGGCTATTTGCTCGTCTAACAGAACTTCATCGTCAACAACCATGATGTTGTCTGCATCATTTATTGCTTCTGATCTGCTTTGTTCAGGGATAATTTCTACAGAACTTCCTGACTCAATTATGTCAGGATCATTTTCTGTGCCTAATACTCTTTCAACTGCCATAGTAACCTTAGTGTATCACTCTTTTTTCGTTTAATTTTTCCAAAAATTCCTCGCCATGTATCTCTGCGAGTTCACCATCTATTATTAATCCTTGGTATTCAGCAATAGCTTCTGCTATTTGTATGTCTTTAGCAAAAATATTAGGACCTGAATGTTCAGTACCATCCCATATAAAAGATGTAATAAAAATTTTCATTGGTTAATAATACACTGTTCTGTCTTTTCTTAATAATTTTACTTCATCTTGATAATCTTCGTGCAAAGATAAAAAACCACCTTGCCTAAATCTCATCAAAGCCATAGTTGCACTATCGCAATAGTCATCATTATCACCATAAGGGAAACTTGCCATTTCTTCAATAACTTCGTCTGCAAAATTTTCATCAGGTGCCCAAACCATGCCTGATTCAAAAATAGGTGCAACACTGTTCATTCTTGCTACTTTGTCTTGACCTCTGCTAGGTGTATACGCAGTTACAGGTATGCCCATCCTTCTTAATTCTTGTGTTAATGGGGTTCCTGATGCCTTGGCTTCAATTAAAACACAGTCAGGCTCCCAATACTTGTATTCATCCCATGCTAGTCTTTTAAGTTCAGGGAAATCAACACGCATCCTTTTTGCATCTAATAAAATAATACAAGGAGTNTCATTGGTTTCATGTTCAAACACTGCCCATGTAGTTATTGCTGAATAATCAGCAGTTTCTTTTTTAGAGAACGCAGTATCATAACTTTGTATTACATAATCATAGGATGGTACTTGTTCACCATGCCATTTTTCCCACCATTCTCTTTTAACAATAGANCCTTCTTCAGCAGTAGGATTTTGCATCCACTGTGCGTTCCATTTTGCTACAGGCAATGATGCTTTTACACTTAATAGCTCCTCTTTCTTCCAAAACTCACCCCACAAAGGTTTATCTGTTTTAGGCATAATTGCAGGAAATTCAACAACTTCCCATTGATCTGCGTTTTCTTGACCTTGTTTTTTTAGAACCTTTCCAACCAAATCTTTTGTGCTCCACCTTGTCATTACAATAACAATAGTTCCACCGGGCTGTAATCTCTGTCTAGGTCCTGATGTATACCATTCATACGCAGAGTCCATAGATTTTGGTGATAATGCATCTTGTTCACTATGTGGATCATCAATAATCAGTAGATCAGCACCACGACCAGTAATGGCTCCACCAACACCTGCGGCGAAGAACTCACCTTCCATGTTACTTGTCCATCTACCTGCTGATTTATTGTCTGCCTGTAGGCTAACATTAGGAAAAATAGTCTTAAAATCATCAGAATCAATTAAATTTCTTACTTTTCGACCAAATCGAACAGCTAATTCTGATGTATGGGTACATTGAATGATCTTCAAGGCTCCATTTAACCCCATCATCCATGCAGGAAAGAAAGTAGANGCAAATTCTGACTTGGAATGTCTTGGTGGAAGNCAAACAATCAATCTTTTTAACTTTCCTTGTGCAATACGATTAAATTTGTCAGCAATAATTTTGTGATGGCGACCTTCAATAAAAGTATCACCCCACATATGTTTTACAAAACTCATAAAGTCTTTTTGACAAGAATCTTGTTTGCCTAATTCTTCATACTTTTTAAGCAAAGCCATAGCTTCAGCTTTGTCTTGAGGTGACAGAATATCAAAATCTTTTAATTCATTGATATTCACAAAAGTCGGACAAGATAGATAGATAGTGACATTTTTGGTTCTAACTTGCCCTAAGCACTAATGGAGTAATGCCTAAAATAATTATAAACGAATTAAACTTCATACCATTTTTTATTTTCGAACATTAATGCTTCAGCTTCTCGTCTGCGTATTAAACCTTCTTTGACGACTCCATTTGCCTTGTTCCAACGCTTTATTTGTGCAGGTACGCCTTCATAATCCTTGTCATTTAACACTTTAAGTAGCGTACTGGACTTAAGATTGGTTGGTCCTAAATTGTAAACCCAACTAACTAACGAATCGAAATGATGCTGTTCTAGTGGCACCTCTACATACTTATCTACATAGTTACAATAATCTACTAACTCGTCTTCAAGCATTTTTTCTGCTTCTTCTTGGGTAATTTCCATGTTTTCTGTAACACCTTTAGTGTGTCCATAGCCAATTGTTAGTACATTAGCGGCACATCTGTAAGATTTAAGCTCACATCCTTCAAATTTTTTAATTAGCGAGATACCTTCTGACGAAATTTCCATAATTACTCCTTTTTTTTAGTTGTAGTCACTGTTCTGTAGTAAACCACAACTTCTTGTAGCTCATTAATGTATCGTTTAAGTTCTTGCATGTTGTATGCCATTAATTCGTAATCAGGTACAGACATAGCAAAAAACACTACATTTCCTTGGTCTTTTTCTACTGTTTTGAGAAACTCATCTAAGTTTTTGCCTGAAACTACATACCAATAAGGTTCTTTGAGATCAATTTCTCTAGGCATAACAGGTTGAACGATGGTTCGTTCAATGGGTTTGGTGATTATATCTACTTGTTGTCTGCTAGGAATCAGACTGCAACTGCAAACCATCATCAAGGCTATCAATACGCCTACTGTCTGCTTCGATGCCATCAAATACTTTCTTGGTTCCATTATTTACCCTCGTTTCAATCAAACTAGGCTTTGCATTTGCTAACTTGGTAAGATTATGTCGTTTAAAAATGTCTAAATAACGACTCATTTCTAATTCTATAGCGTTATTTTTTGTTTGCAAATTATTCAGACTGGATGTTTGGAGTGCAAAATCATTTTGTACTGATTCCAATGCTAGTTTTTGTTCTTTGTCTCTAAGTTCAAATGCTTGATTAAGTTCTGCTAATTTTGAGTTTTCATTCCAAAGAAACAATGTAAATAGTCCTAAAGTAAAAATAATTCCTATAAATATTTTACTCACTTAAACTCTCCCATACATTTGTTCCATTCCACGCTATCTATCTCAGCAGGGTATTTTGTAAACAATTTTGTTTTACAAATTTCATATTGAGCACGCCATTTTGCAGGATTGTAAGAATCAGACCATTTTTTTTCAGCTATAGGCATGGCACATCCTGTAATAAAAATAACGCCTAAAAAATAACGCATTATCCGTTTAATGGATTATCGTCTTTGTCTTCGAGTTTACTTATATTTTTTTCTAAAAATTGTAGGTCAGCTTTTATAGTAGCTATATCAGTTTTTATTTCTGTTACATCAGGTACAGAAATGTTGTCTATTTCTTTTTCTAAAAACTGTACTGATGTTTCTATAGATGCAAAGCGTTCTTCAATAACTTTCATTTCGCTTTCTGTTTCGCCTAGCCCACCAATCTTAGCTTCTAGGTTAGCTATGCGATTAACATAGGTAGCTCCACTGTAGCCAAAGCCTGCAAGCGTTGTAACTATTGTTGCAAGAGCAATAAGTTGTCCTGTTTTACTTTGAAACCAATCCATAATTATCTCCAAATATTAGGTTCGTCACTTATCATCTGACTTAAACCTTTTAAATTTTCGTTTACTAGCCCATAAAATGCACCAGTATTGTCATCTAGTGTAGCAGAAGTATAAATATTTGCACTTATATACCAATCTTGTGAATCAGGAACGCTTGTTTGTGAGTAGGCATTGAAGTCAGGAACATAGCCAATTAAAGCAATAAGTTTTGACTCATCACCATACTTTCCAGTATCTTCTTGCTCTTGTTCTATTTCTTCTTGTTGATCTTCTATGTTTTGAGCAATAATTTTATCTGCTATTTGATCTGCTTCTGATGAAGTCATCACACCTGATACAGCAGTATCAATCTCACCTTGAACATTACTTACTTGTACATCAGCAACAACCATAGATGCAGTATCAGTAAAGGTTGGCATAGGTGCTGTGTTTACACTTATGCTAGATGACATTCCTGAAGAGTCAGACATAGATAAAACTTGATTTGTTTGTTGTGTTGCACTGGCAAACTGATCTGATGCACTAGGACTACTAGAAGTGCTTATACCACCACTAGATGAACTAGAGCCTCCTGTCGTTGAGTTTGATGAAGATGAGTAACTAGATGAGTTATTTGTTTGAGAGGTACCTGAAGCCTGAGAATAGCTGTTAGATGCTGTTTGTACTCCTGCTCTGACTACATTAAGAGCTACAGTCATTAATCTGTTTTTACCTGTAGGTGTATCAGATTCTACTGCTACAAACTCTTCAGTAACTTCTTCTAAGGTTTCTTCTCTAACTTCTTCTTCTCTTTCAGCAATTCTTTCTTCTTCCATGATTTCTTGTCTTTCTTCTATTTCTTCAAATATATCTTCTACAGCTTCTTCTTCAAATATTTCTTCTATAAACTCTTCTTCAGGCTCATCATCAAGCACAAATTCTTCTTCATGTCGTTCTTCAAAGTGCTCATTGGTTTCTTCTTCAAACCATTCTTCTAATTCATCTATGCTATTAAATTCAATAAATGTTTCAGGCTCGCTGTAGTCTTCTACTAAAAATGTTTCTTGAAATATAAATTCATCTAACAATATATCGTCTTGATGAAATGGCTCATCATGATGTGGCGTAAAATCATCAATAAAAGGCAATGGCTCAGGTTCAAAAAAGATGATTAGTTCTTGAGGTTCAGAGCCATCAAAATATTCTTCAAAGTTATCGCCAAAATCTTCAAAGGGTGGAAACATCTCATCTTCAAAGACTTCTATAACAGTAAACTGTTCTTCAAAGCCTTGGTTATCGTGGTGATCGTCTATAAATATTCCAGTAGCAAATTGTTCTTGTTCGTCTACAAAACCATAGTCAACTTGCTCGTCGTCAAAGAAAGCAACTGATTCTTCTTGTGTATATCCTGCACAAAAGGGTGCGTATTGTGGATCATCAGCACATTGTTGGTCATCATAAGCATCCCAATAGTTAGGGCAAGACTCACTATAAAGACCAGTGATATTACATTGTTGCGTTAATAAAGCATCTCCATAACCTGCACAGCTTGAATCATTAAGTGCGTTGCTACAATCGACACCATTGCCACTGCCTGATCCATATAAAGAGCCACCATTTTCTAGCGTAGTGTTTATGGTTGTATTATTCCAGTTAGTATTTACACAGCTAGAACTATTAGTAGTGCCAGTAGAACATTCATCATGGTGATAATAGGTATATGAATTTTCTTTTTTAGAACCTACTTCACCTATAAGTACATCGTGATTAATTATATCAAGTGCGCCATAGCGTATGTCAAACGAGTTGTTGTTCCAAAGTATTACTTCAAAGCTGTTGTCTGTATTTGCACGATTGTATTCTCTTAAAAAATACCATCCAAAAACCATTTTTGAACTATCGCCCCAAGACTTCATGCGAGAGTTGTTGTCCCTAATTAAGTCTGTCCAAAAAGGGTATATGGTGTAAGTGTGCTGTCCGTTAATAGGGTCAGGAGTATAGTCATTACAATAGCTACCACTATTA